GAGGTCAAGGAAGAGCCGGTGCTTGAGGCGGCCGAGGAGCAGCCGAAGGTCGAGCGGGCCGAGCGGCCTGCCTACAAGCCCAAGAGGCGATGAGATGGACACAATCGTCTTCGGCACGCCGCAGCGGCCGAACGCCACGATCACGCCGTACCGCAGCCTCGTCCGCGTGACGCAGCCGACGGTCGAGCCGTTGAGCCTGGCCGACGCCAAGGCCCACTGCCGCGTCGATACGGACGCCGAGGATCTCTACATCCAGGCGCTCATCACGGCCGCGCGGGTTTACGTCGAGGACATCTTCGACATCACGATCTGTACGTCGGTCTGGGAGGCGAAGTATGACCTCTTCCCGATCTGGGCGATCGTGCTGCCGCGGCTGCCGCTCCAGGCCGACAAACCGATCACGATCACCTACCGCACCGGCGACGGCACCTACTCAACGCTGTCGAGCGCGAGCAGCGACTTTCAGGTGGACGGGAGCGTCCTTCCCGGCCGCGTCTACCCGCAGTGGGCGCGGTCGTGGCCGGCGACCCGTGGCGACGAGAACTCGGTGACCGTCCGATACTCGGCCGGCTACGGGGACGGCGGGCAGAGCGCGCCGCCGATGCTCAACCGCTTGATCGCCGTCCTCGTCTTGCACTGGTACGAGAGCCGGCAGCCGGCCGCGCCGGGCAGCCAGACCAGCGTGCCCTACGTCTTCGACACGCTGGTCGCGGCCTGCAACATGGGGGTGTACCGATGACCGTCAGGGCCAGAATCGACATCGACGCCACGTTCCACGACGCCTCGGCGACGACGTTGACCGTCGGCAACCTGGCCGAGCACATCGCCCCGTCGATCACGACGGCGCAGGCGATCACCGGCACCGTGGGCACGTCGGCGGTGCAGATCGCCGGCACGCCGCCGCTCTCGAGCTTGGTGCTCAAGAACACGGGCAACGGCGTGCTGCGGCTGGCCGAGGCCATCGACGTGCAGGCGGGCCGGGTGTCCTGCCTGCCGGTGACGGCGACGATCACGGTGTCGGCCCCAGGTGGCAGCGGCAGCTACTCGGCCCTCTGGGTGGGGTGACGCATGGCATGGGCCGGCAGCATGCGCGAGCGGTTGACGATCCAGAGGCCGGTCGAGCGGCAGAATGCCGGCTTCGGCGAGGCGACGATTGAGTGGGAGACCGAGGGTGAGGTGTTCGGAAGCGTCATGGGGCTCAGGGTCTCCGACTACGTCGCCGCGCAGCAGGCGGGGTCGATCGTGACCCACCGCATCCGCATCCGGTTCTTCCCGACGCTGACGCATCAGCACCGGCTGATCTGGCGGGGTCGGAAGATGGAGATTTCAGCCATCCTCGAGCGTGAGACGCGGGCAATCCACGAGATTCTCGCCAGAGAGGACGCCACATGATCACGCAAGGCATCGGCTCGCCCCGCACGATCGGCGGGCAGACGGCGAAGCAGCTCACGCAGGCGTTCGTCACCGTCAAGACGGCCGGCGTCCGCGAGATGGCGGAGAAGCTACGAAAGCTCGGCGAACAGATGGGGGAGCCCAAGGCACTCGAGAACGCCTGCAAGCTGGCCGCCAAGCACATTGAGCGAGGCTACAAGGCCAAGATCGGCAACGTGACGGGCAACCTCCGCAAGTCGGTGACGATTCGGACGAAGCTCTACGACGCCGCCGCGGTGGCGATCGTTGGCCCCCGGCAGACAGGCACCGGCGCGAGCAAGGAAGGCCGAGAATCGGGAAACCACGCATGGCTCGTGGAGTTCGGGACGGGCGTGCGAAAGCCCGGCACAAGGGGCCGCCGCACCTATCTGAACGTCCACCAGCTCATCAACGGCAAGATGCGGCGGCACTCGTCGGCGAACAACACCCAGTTCGCCAACATGAGCAAGGGCTACTACTTCCTGATGGGCAGCAAGTACGAGCCGACCAGGCAGGCGAGGGCCGGCAGCGGCGGCGACCATGACTTCTGGACGCCGGAGTCGGGTGGCCCGCAGCGTCCGGTCACGCTGCACCCCGGTGAGACCTACGGAGCGATGCCGGCCAGCCACGCGATGCAGAAGACGATCTCCGAGCAGCAGGGGGCCGTGTTCGGGAGCCTGGTGGCAGCCATCCAGAACTCGCTCGACAGGTTGACCAGATGATCCTCGGCCCCGAAAAGCACGTCTTCCAGAAGCTCGTCACCGCACCGGCGGTGGCGAGGCTCATCGGCTTTCAGGTCTACCCGATCGCGGTTCCGAAGAACGCCGTCCTGCCGTTCTGCGTCTACAAGCGGCCGAACGTCACCCGCGAGAGCACGATGGCTGGCCCTCTGTACCAGCCGATCGTCCACCTCCAGATCGCCTCGTGGGCCTTGTACTACGACGACGCTCGAGAGTTGGCGGAGGCCGTCAGGCTGACTCTGGATGGCAACATCGGCACGCTCTCGGGCGTTACAATCAGTGATATGCGGCTTGTGTCCGAGACGGACGACTACCTCGACCCCGCGACAGTCGGAGCCCAGCTCCCCCCCGCATACGAAGTACGACAGCTTTTTCAGATTCGGTGGTCGGAAGCCACCGAATAACACTTCGCGTAAGGAGACGCATCTATGGCCGGTGTTGCAGCGATGGGCGTGACGATGACCTACGGGTCTCAGACGCTCGTCATCACGAGCTTCAATGTCAACGACCAGATCGACAACGCCGACGGCTCGCACCTTGGCATCCCCATTGGCGGCCGTCGGGAGTACGTTCCGACGTTCGTGCAGCGGGAGATTTCCTGCGACTACATCGCGACGACCGTCGTCACCGTGCAGTCGGCCGCGATCAGCATCACCGGCCCGGTCAGTTTCAGCGGCAACGCCACCCTCCAGGCATCGACCGTCGGCGGCACCGTGGGCGACCTCATCAAGGGCAACGCCACCTGGCGCGTGGCTTGATGACCAGGGGGTGACCCGCAATGGCCGGAGTCACCGCGCATGGCGCACAGTTCACGTTCAGGCCGTCGAGCCTGGGCATACAGGCGTTCTCCGCCTCCGCGGTCGGCATCTCAGTCGAGACGCCGACCGCGGAGGTTGTCGATATGACGGGGGCCACCGACCCCACGGGGTACATCGTCAAGGTGCCGACCGGCGACTGGTCGGGCGGCTCGGTGGCGGTGGACTTTCTGTATGCGAACTACGACCCCTCTGGTCTGGTTCGCATCCCCGGCACGCTCGTCTTCACCTCACCCGGCATGACGATCTCCAGGCGAGTGATTCTGGAGTCGGCGTCTGTCAACGCCACGGCTGGCGACTTGGTCAAGGGTTCACTTCGGTTCAGCCTCACTGACTATCAGGGGCAGTAGAAAGGTTTTCTCATGGCTCTCAGCAAGTCCAGCATCATCGCGGTCGAGGATTTTCGGCTCGAGAAGGTTCACGTCCCCGAGTGGAAGGGCGACGTGTACCTCCGCGTGATCAGCGGCACCGACCGCGATCACTTCGAGGAGTCCTACGCGGACCAGAAGATGCGGGCCTTCCGCATCCGCTTCCTCCTGATCACGCTCTGCGACGAGGGCGGCGAGCGGCTCTTTGAGGACAAGGACATCGACCTCCTCGGCAAGAAGTCGAGCGTCGTGATCAACCGGCTCTTTGAGGAGGCGTGGAAGCTCAACGCCTTCACGCAGGAGGCAGTTGATGCCTTGGGGGAAGATTCCGCCGACGCCCCGAGCGGCGATTCTACTTCAAGCTAGCCGCGATGTTCGGGATGTCGGTCAAGAGGATGCTGGCCGAGGTTGATTCGGAGGAGATCGCTGAGTGGCACGCCTATGACCAGAGGTGGCCGCTCAACGACGGCTGGCAGCAGACCGCGAGGGTATGCCGGGTCATCATGGCGGCGTCGGGCCACTTCAAGAAGCACGACCTACCGGACGAGTCGGCGTTCATCCCCGCGGTCGTCAAGCCGGAGCAGACGAACGAGCAGATGTTGTCCGAGTTGCTGAAGCTCAAGACGCCGATCAACCAGGGATGAAGCGATGGCAAACGGCTATCTCGGCAAGATCAGCGCCATCGTCTCGGCGAACACGGCCGACTTCCAGAGCAAGATCAACGCCTCTGCTCAGGATGTCGGCCGGTTCGCCAAGCGGGTTGAGAGCGACCTAAACGCGGCGTCCCGCCAGGCGTCGCGGTCGCTCGAGAACATCTACACGCCTCTTCAGAAGGTGGAGCGAGCCCTGAAGGCGGCGAACAGCATGAAGCTGTCGTTCCAGGGCTTCAAGGGTGCGGTGCGGACTGTCGAGGAGCTTTCCCAGCGGCTGGCGGAGCTGGGGAAGCGGCAGATCGACATCAGCGTCCGCGGGACCGGCTTCAAGACGGCAGCCCAACTCCACGACGCGATCCGCGGTATCTCGTCGAAGGAGGTGAACCTCGTCGCCAGCGTCGGCGGGTTGAAGGAGGCGAGGGAGCTGGTCGCCTCCATGCAAGCCGCCGACGAGTACGGCAAGCGGCGTGGCGTTGCCTTTGGCAAGGACACCTCCACGGGGGCGGTCGTCAAGGTCAGGCAGACGCAGCTTGAAGAGGCCGTCGCGAAGCTGGCTCAGTTCCGCGACCTCGACCAGATCAAGATCGCGCTCAAGGTCGTCGGCACGCAGCAGCTCGACGAAGCGACTCGCAAGTTCAAGCAGATGGTCTCGCTCGGGCAGGAGGTCACGGCTCCGCTCGAGAAGATTCAGAGCGAGCTATCCTCATTCCCAGCAGACATCCAGGCGGCGTTCCAGCCCACTCTGATTGAGTTGCAGAAACGAACCGAGCGCGTCAGCGCGAGCATCGAAAAGGTCGGCACGACGGGCCGCACCTTCAACAGGCTGACCGCCGACGTTCGCGGCGCAACTCAGTCTGTTGGCTTTCTCAGCGAAGCGGTCGCCTCGCTCGGAGCGATCAACGCTCGGGGAATCGTTGACAGGGCTCCGGCGTTCAAGCAGGCGCTCGACTCAAGCGCCGCCGCCACGAAGATGCGGGACTCTCAGCCCGCGTTCGTCACCCGCAACGCCGATGTCGGCGCACTCGACGAACGAAGGCTCGACGCCGTGAACAAGCTTGTCGCGGCCTACGCCAAGCTTGAGGGCGAGGAAAGCCGCGGCGGCGCGAGCGCGAAGACGAGCCGAGAGTTTGAGCGACAGGTCGGGATCGTCAACCAGTTGACCGACAGTTTCAACGAGTTGGTGGCCTCAACGAAGGGCGCGGCGTTCGACGAGATCGCGCTTCAGGCGAACCGCGCAAACGCAATCTTCTCCACGCTCTCGCCGCAGGCCGCCCGCGGCCTGCTGGCGCTACAGAAGGAGGCGACGGGGCTGATTGCAGCCTACCGCGACACGGGGGCTGGCGCAGCACAAGCAGAGGCCGCAATTCGCCGGCTTTCGGAGGCTTCGTCAATCGCCAGCAGCGCCGACAAGCTGCGAACAGCAGCGGCCGCAATCGGCGATCCTTCGGTTTTTGCCAGCGTTGAGGCAGCGGCAGCCCGGACGCTGTCCGCGTTTGATGCCCTGCCAGAGTCGCTTCGGCAGCGTTTCTCGCCGGAGATGCGCAAGGCTCTCGGCGATGCGGCGTCCTTGGGCGACGCGGTCTCAGCAGGCGGCGCTCGCGGCACCGAGTCTCTTGACAGGATGGTCGCCACGCTGGGGAGGCTTCAGTCGGCGTTCAAGGCCAGCGGAAATGCCGCTCAGGCCAGCCAGGCGCTCGGCGATGCAGCCAGCCGAGTCCGCGTGAGGACGCCGGTCAACGTGTCGGCCATTGCCAACCAAGCGACGGCGGCCGTCGGCGAGTTTGAGACCCTGTCCGAACCTATCCGCCGGCAGCTCATCCCGGCCTTCTCCGACGCGATCGGTCGCGCCGCCGCCCTCGCGCAAGCGATCAGGGACGGCGGTTCGGCGAGCGTCTCCGACATCAACGCTGTTGCGAAGGCCGTCGGCAATCTGTCGGCAGAGATGCAGCGGGCTCGAGCATACGCCGAACTCGTCAACACCGGCCTCTTCAAGGGCGAGGGCGGCTCGCGGAGCGTCGAGGCGCTGAACACTGACGTTCGGGCTTTGAGCGACTCGTTCAAGACTTTGCCGGCAAGTTCTCGCACGGCGCTCGCCCCGTTTGTCAAGGAGGTCAAGGACGCAAGGTCTGCCCTTCGCGCCGGCGCTGGTTCGGTTCGCGACTATCAGGCCGCCGTGTCGGCACTCGCGGCGGCGACAAAGTCGATCTCGGCCACCTCTGGCGCGTTTGTGTCGGACAACTCGTCGGCTGGCAGGGCGAAAGCCGTCGCGGATCTAGAGGCTCGCATCACTTCGGCGAGCAAGGCGAGCGAAGATTTCGGCAGGGCTGCTCGGAGGTCTCTGCAAGATGTTGCCGAGGCCGCGAGAGCGGCTGCGGCTGCGTTCGCCGCCGGAGTTCAGCCGCTGTCGGCGGCCGAGCGAGCCATCGCTGTGCTCGAGGAGAGGGTTGATTCCATTGGCCGCGGCGAGGGCATCAAAAACCTCTTCCGCGTCGGCAGCGAGAGCACGCAGCTTGATCGCTTGCTCGGCGAGATGAAGTCCCTGGACGAGCGATTCGCCGCACTCGACATCACGCAGCGGCGAGCGCTTCAGAACACCGCAAAAAACCTGAAGGCTGCCGCGCAGGCTGCGGCCGAAGCAGGGCGAGCGACGACGCAGTTTCGCGACGCGATGGCTGCGACGGAGGCCGGCGTCGGCGAGAGCGAAACCCGACCGGCCGAGAACCGTCGCCGGGTCGATGCGGCCAATCAGTTTCTGCTCCCGCCCGTTTTGCAGCGAGAGTCAGAAATCCTGTCGAATCAGGGGCTTGCGACCGACGTTCGGGGGCGGCTGGCGAGGGCGGCTCAACTGCGGCAGATCCAAGAGGCGAGGACCGAGGCGCAGGCAGAGCAGCGTCGTCGGGTGGCAAGCGCGAACGAGTTCATGCTCCCGCCCGTCTTGCAGCGGGAGTCCGAACTCGTCTCAAACCAAGGGCTCGCCACAGACGTTCGAGCGCGTCTGGCGGCTGCTGCTGCGGCAAGACAGCGTCAAGAGCAGCGTGACGAGGCGAGTGCCGAGCAGAGGCGGCGAGTCGAGAACGCGAATCAATTTCTTCTGCCACCTGTGCTTCAAGACGAGTCACGCGCCTTGTCGAACCAAGGCTCCGCGACCCGTCTTGGGCAGAACTACTTCTCCGACTCCCTGCGAAGCCGCGCCACACAGTTGCTCGGCCGCCTGCCGAATGACCCTGCCAAGATGCTTTCGGGCGTCGGGCAATCAATCGTTTCGTTGCAATCTCAGATCGAAAGTCTGCCCGGCCCGCTCCAGGCCCGCATGATCCCAGCCATCATTGAGGCGAGGGAAGAGTTCAGGCGGCTCAACGCCATTGGTCCGCACGCCACGGCGCAGGAAATCGAAGCCGCCCGCGCGAGCCTCATTCACCTGACGCAAGACGCGACCCGCGCCGCCGGCGCGATGAACTTCTCTCGCTCGTTTGGCGGAGAGGGCGTGACGGGAGTCGGCCTCGGACTCGACCAGAACGCACTGAGAGGCGTTAGCGCGCAACTGCAAATCCTTCAAGGGTACATCGGCCGCGTCTCGCGAGATGCCCGAGGGCCGGCGGTTGCCGCGTTCAATGAGCTGCGCAACGCCGCCGCCGCCGCTTTCGCGGCCGGCACGCTGGACACGCCAGCGGTCGAGCAAGAACTGGCGAGGCTTAGGACCGCAGCAACTCGCACCACCGCAACCCTCGCCAGAGTCAACGAGAGAGGGCTCGGCCGCGAACTGGGGCGGGCTGGCGACATTGGCAGGCAGGGCGTAGACAGGTGGTCCCTCGCTTTGAATCAAGCCGCTTTTGCCGTTGACGACTTCTTGTCGTCCACGGGCGGCATTGAGTTCAAGCTCCGCGCCGTCAGCAACAACATCACGCAGCTCGCCTTCGTGCTCGGCGGCACCACCGGCCTGTTCGTCGGCCTCGGGGCGGTGCTCGCAGGCCAGGCGGCGGTCGCTCTGATCCGATGGGCAAACAACGGCCGCAGCGCAGAAGACCAGACTCGAGCACTCAACGATGCCCTCGCCAGGCAGAAGAACCTCGTCGAAGAGTTGGGGCAGTCGTTCAAGTCGCTTGGGGACTCTGTCGCAAGGGGGCTTTTTTCGGACGCTGGAGAGAAGGCGGCCGACTTCGCCAGGCAACTTGAGGCGATTCAGCGGAAGCAGGCAGAAGTCGCAGCCGAGCGACGCGCGGCGGCGAACTCGTCGCCGGCAGCCCCGCAAAACCTCGGCAGGACGATCGGCGAACTGTACGCCCCGCCTCTTCGACGCCAGGAGTTTCAGGGAGTCGCCGAGATTCGGGCCGAACTGAACAAGCTCCAGAAGGAGCTTGAAGGGGCGACCACCGCCGGGGAGCGAGCGATCACGCAGGGCCGCATCAGGACAACGCGGCAGCAGGAGCGAGCAGCGCTCAATCGTCTTTCTGTGGAGCCGGCTCCCGATGACACCGTCGTTCGCTCGGCGGTGCGCAATTCAGCGAGGGAGTCTGGTCGCGCGGCGAGCGCTGGTCAGTTCTTGTTTTCAAACATCGTCACGGGCTTTTCGTCGCTCCTGCTCGGCATCGACCGCGAGCGCACTTCGCAAACGGTTGACGCAGCAGGGCGTCTGCGACGACTTTCTGGCGAGGTGGGCAGCGACCCGCAGTCGCAGGTTGAAGTTCTGCGCAGAGCGCAAGAACTCAAGCGGCCGGAAGCTTCGCAGAGAGACTTCTTTGGCCTCATCAAGACGAACTCGGCGATCTCCGCAGAGCAAGAGATCGCGAAGTTTGAGGAGCTGATCCAGTCGCTTCAGAACGTCATTGACAAAGGGCTCAACAAAACCGCCAACGAGATCGTGACGGCGGCTCGTGGGCCTGCGGAGGCCATTCGGCAGGCGCAGGAAGAGGTCGCCAAGGCGATTGAGGCTGGCCTGCCGGGCGCGAGGCTCTTCGGCCTTGAACTGGACGCAGCCGCCAAGCGACTCGAGGAAGCAAACAAGCGGCTGGAGCAGTTCGCCTCTGGCAAGGATGAGAACGGCAGGGATCTGACCGACGCGGATCGCGAGAAGCGGGTCGATGAGGCGAAGGCCGAGGTCGATACGCTTCGCCGGCAGCAGGCTGCGATTGAGGCCAGAACCGACGGCTTCCGGCGCGAGAGGACGCTCGACCCTCAGCGGCAGATCGACGCTCGCCTAGGTCGCGCTGCCGGCAACTTGCAGGCGGCCGGAATGCAGGACGGCGCAGTTGCCAGGCAGATGCGTGATATTGAGTACCAGCGAGAGACGATCCGCCGGCAAGCCATGAAGCCGGAGTTCCAGACCCCGGCAGCCCGCGGGCGTCTTGAGAAGCAGGAAGCAGCCCTCAACGCCGAGGCCGCCGCCATTGAGGCCGCGACCATCCAGCTCAAGGCATTCGCTGACGCTCTGAATCGCGCGACCGAGGAGGCCAAGGGCAACCTCAACTCGGCGCAACAGGCCGCTGACGAGGCTCGGCGGGCCGATCTGGCGATGAGCACGCCGCAGACGCAGGAGGCTCGCCGGATCGCCGACGCGAACCTTGAGCGGCAGCGCGAGCTTGAGCGGCGGGTGCAGAACGAAGCCAAGGCTGACCTCGAGCGTCAGGCAAAGATCGCCGCGTCGCCGGAAGCCCTCCGCATCCGCCAGATCGACGAGGAGATGCAGTCGGGCAGCGGGGCCAAGCGGGAGGAGTTGATCCGCGAGCGGGCACAGCTTCAGGCCAAGGTGGACAAGGCAGCCCGCGAGAGCGCGGCTGGCCTGAACGCGGCTCGCGATGTAAGCACCGCCGAAGCCGAGCGGGCACGAATGGCCGCGCGGGGTGCCGAGATGGCGAAGACGCCGGAGCAGCGGTTCAACGAGGAGACCCGCACCGGCCTCGCGTCGATCGGCGAATACTTCAAGAGGGAGGCGAACGGCGGCCCCGTGGACGCCGCCGGGCAGCGGCGGGCCGAGCAGCGGTACATGGAGGATCGCGGCAAGGAGTTCCGCCAGCAGACTTCTGTCGGCCGCGGCGTTGACCTGATGATGACCGAGCAGGAGCGATTCGCTCGCGACATCCGCGAGGGTGCGGCGAAAGACCTAGGTGCCGCCGCCAAGGAGATGCAGGCCGCCGGCAAACCCCGCGCCGAGGTCGCCGCCTTCCTGCGACAGGGCATCCAGAACCAGATGGAGCAAGTCGCTCCGATGTTCAAGCAATTTGAGGACGAACGGCGAACGGCCCAGCTTCAAGGCCCGTCGCGCGCCGCCCTCCAAGTCTCCGACGTGACGACGACCGGCGGGGCCAGCGAGCTGACCCGCCTCCTCCGCGGCGACGACTCGGCGAAGAACGAGAACCTCGCCGAACTGCGGCGGCAGAGCGAAAAGCTCGACGAGGTCGTAAAGGCCGTCCGCGAATCCGCCCCAGGAGTGCTCTGATGCCACGCATGGTCAAGGAACTCGCGCAGGGCAACGCCTACTCCCGCAGCTCGGACGGGGGCGGCAGCGCGTACCAGGCCACCCGGAAGTGGCGGGTGCTGCTCTCCGCGCCGAACGAGTCGTGGGACGTTCACCAGGCGATCGGCGTGCAGATCGGCGACGCCTACGGGCCGAACGAGCCGCTCCCGTGCGTCAGCGTCGAGGCCGCCGCCGACGGCGAGAGTCGGCACGTTCGGATCGTCACGGCGACCTACCGGACGAGCCCGAGCGCCTCCCCCGGCGTCCCCGACCCGAAGACGCAGGAGCCGGCGGTCAGGCCAGCCCTCTACTCAATGTCCACGTCGCTCACCGAGATCGCCGCCTGGAGCGGAAAGCTCGTGACCAACGGAGTGTCGGGCGATTGGAAGCCGAACACCAACCCTGCCGGCGACCTCGTGGACGGCCTGTCCCGGCTCGAGCCGGTCGTGACGGTGAACATTGAGCAGTATTCGACGAGCGACCAGAGTCAGCTCATCCAGTACACTGGCTACGTCAACTCCGACACGTTCGCCTTTAGCTCCCTGACAATACTTCCCCACGGCTGTATGCTCCAGTCGGTCGTGTCCAACCCAGTGGTCGAACAGTTCGGCGGCAGCACGTTCCGCGGCTTCAAGGTCTCTTTTGGCTTCGCCATCCGCGCGCACTGGACGGCCACACGAAACGGCACTGAGGCGATCGGCTGGGATATGGCGGTGCCGCAGACGGGGATGAACATTGTCAACACCGGCCTCGGCCGGAGCGACGTTGATCAGCAGGCACTCGCCTTGGAGCACTCGCTGGGCAAGGTGCTCGTTTTCGGCAATGACTACGCCGTCACGGCCGACCGCGGCAAACCGTCTGCGTTGGCGGTGGGAACGTCAGGCAAAAGAGGTCGCGCGATGGTGACCATGCCGGCCGGCGACGGCGGCTACCTCCAGCGCCCATCCGCCCAGCCGGTCGCCTTGAATGACGACGGCACGCCCCGCAACGTGCAGACGCAAAACCCGCCGGTGCTGATCAATCGCATCTGCATCCAGCCCGAGCGGCCGTTCGGCAACAACTTCTCCGCCTTCGGCATCCGGTGGATTTCCTGATATGGCAGAGCCAGGCCGCTATCTCGTCGGCGAGAAGTTCAAGCAGAAGCTCGAGGCCACCATCGAGAAGGTGGACTCGCTGCCGCTGGGTGGCGGCGGCACGAAGATACCGACGTACCTGGACAGTGGCCCCGACTACGTCTCTCCGCCGCTCCGGCTGGGCACCGTTTCTGCCACTTGGAGCAAGGGCAGCAGCGCGACGGTTACTCAGCAGAACGGCGACGGCACAGCGATCTCGCCCGCGCAGACGTTCACGGCTACGAACTACTTCGCGACGATCACCGTGAGCAGCGGCACGAAGAGGGTTGCGTGCGGCCTTGTCGGCTCGACGTGGATTCTCATCGCTGCGGAGTGCTGACATGCTCGGGAGCCCGTGTTCGCCGTGCTGCTCTGTTCCCGAGCTACTAAGGTGGGCTCCAACAAACGCCAGTGCGTTTTTCTCAAGCGTTCGCACGTCGCGCGGGGCAGTTTTTGGCTTTGATGTTTGCGGAACAAAATCAAGCCTTACATCACAAAGCGGCTCGGGCTTTGACGTACTCGACTGTTCAGAAGGGAACGCGATCGAGTGTGAGCTTGGATTCTATAACAACTACACCGGCTCAATTTCGATGGACTGTGCGCTGCGAGTTCCGGTTGGCTCGGAAGTAACGCTTACGCTCTCCGGCGACATACCAAACAAGGCGTACATCTTTGCGGGTCTGAAATCAGCGAGCGAGGCGACTGTCCGGAACAAAGCCAGTAGCTTCCAGTGGCAGAGACAATACACTCCGGACGTATTGTGGGACCCAATGCCTTATCAGTTTGGTGGCAGTGAGCTGACCGACGTAGTGTTGTGGGAGCGGGCAGAGTTATATTCGTGGCCGTGCGGTAGTCTGAATACGGTCTTCCCGATTTATTCACTTAACGCCAACGCGCCTCCGCGATTCAATGGAAACGCGATTCAGGTAATGCTCAACGAGCTGCAACTGACGACATTCAGGGGCGATGTCGTGTGTACTACCGATCAGTCAGGGTTTCGGTCGTGCTCTCCTAAGAGCACCATTTCTCGCACAACTCAGCACACAACATCCGATCAATACTGCATGCTTGAAATGTTCTTTCGTCGGAATGGTGGCTCGTCTGGCAAGCACGCTTTTGCGGTGACGCTGTCGTGGTAGACGCCAGATCGCACATCGCCGAAGCGTGCCCACGGTGCGACGTGGCGTTGGTATTGGCTGTCGCTGCAAGCAAGGCGACCGACGACGCCTTGGCGGCAATCGTGTCTTCGCAGGGTGGCGATGCGACGGCAGTGCTGCGTGCCGTCCGGCCTCCGCGATCGCCCGGCCTGGGCGACTACGTCCACGCCGGCCTGTCGGCCGTCGGCATCACGCCCGGTCGCGTGGCCGCCGCGCTCGGCGTCGAGGACTGCGGGTGCGAGGAGCGGCGGGAGCTGCTGAATCAGGCGGGGTACGCCCTCGGGATCGGATCGCCGCCCTCCCCCCCACCGGGGGAGCCACCGGACGGGGTAAAATAAGGTTGACCCCAAAGCGTCCTACCGGACAATACAACCTCGCTCAAGGACTCGAGCGATGCCCTGGTGGCCCATCGACGACGAGTTCTGCGACGACCTCGACGCCGAGGTCGAGGAGATGCTCCCCATCCAGTTCGAGCGAGGGTCTGGTGGACGAAGCACTGGCTGACAAGATTCTCGCCGAAGCCACCCAGGCTTCGGTCCGGAAGGTGGCAGACTGGTTCGACGCGATCCCCGAGGAGCACAAGGCCACGCTCCTCCTCGTCAGGCAGCGGTTCCAGGCGACCAGGCAGGCGACCAAGACGCTGCCCATCCGCGTTGCTGAGAACATCTACCGCCAGCTTGAGCCGCTCGGCTGCAAGCTCCCGGCCAACAAGAGGACCGTCGCCGGATGGCTGACCAGCAACTAGCCGACGGCATCCTGGCAGCCGCCGCCGCCGCGACCACGCCGAAGCCGGCCGCCGACGCCGAACAGGTGACGCAGCGGCGCGAGGGCGACGTTGTCGAGGCACGCTCGACCAGCCGCCGCATCAAGACCGTCGAGGACTTGCTCGCGCACATCGAGGCGGATATGAGCCGCTACGAAGTCGCCGCATCCGAGGCGACCAAGTGGGAGGTCGGGGCGGCAGACGGCGAGGGCGGCGTAACAGTCACCGAGCTGCACCGCGTCTGGGTGAAGCTCAAGCCGAAGGCTGGGCCGAGCGTCAAGGAATGCGTCGAGGCGATGGTCGCGGCGGCGAGCAAGCAGATCGCCGTACCGAAGACGCCGAAGCACCGCAAGCGACGGGACGGCCTCTGGAGCCTCGTTGTCATCAGCGACCTCCACATGGGATCGCGATCGTGGAGGCACGCCACGGGCCACGACTACGACATCTCCATCGCTGAACAAGTCGCCGCCAAGACCACCTCGGAGCTGATTCAGAGGAGCGAGTCGCTCGGCGTCACGAGACGGTCCATCGTACTTGCCGGGGACACACTTCACTTCGACACGATCTCCGGCACGACCACCTCTGGCACCTACCTCGACCGTGACACCCGCATCCAGAAAGCCATCGAAAGCGCGGCGGAGGTGGTGTTCAAGGCCGTCGAGATGTCTGCGGGCAGCGTTCAGACCGATGTTGTCATCGTCCCCGGCAACCACGACACGGCGATGACGTGGGCACTTCAAAAGATACTGGTCGAGAGATACCGCAACGACAAGCGGGTCACGGTGAACGCGGAGTACACAAGCCGAAAGTACCTCGTTCACGGCAAGAACCTTGTTGGCGTGACGCACGGCGACAAGGGAAAGAAGAGGCTAGCCGGGATCATGGCGCTCGAGGCTGCCGCCCACTGGGCGCACTGCGCTCACAGGGAGTGGCACGTCGGCCACCTCCATCACCAGGCCGCGGAGATCAGCACCATCGACGGGGTCATTGTCCGAACGCACCCCACTGTCGTCCCAAGCGATGCGTGGCATTTCGACATGGGTTTTGTCGGCGCGGAGCGGGCCATGCAGGGATTCGTCTACGCACCGGAGGGCGGAATGCTTGAGTTGCACATGGCATACGCGGGGAGCAAGCCGTGACCAAAGACGAGAGGCTCGCTGCAAGAAGAGCCGCATACGCATCAATGCCAGCCGAAAAGAAGGCGGAGATGCGTAAGAGAGAAAACGCCGCGTCTCAAGAGAGACGCCGGACTGAGACGCCTGAGCAAAGAGAACGTCGCCTGAGCGAAATGAGAAAAAGGGCGGCAAGAATACGCGCGTCGGAGAGTCCCGAGAGAAGGATCGCGAGGCTTGCCTATCTGCGCGAATATAAGCCGCGGTACGCGGAAGAAAACAAAAGCAAGATTGCGAAGCAGTCAAAAGAGTGGTACGCGAGATGCCGCGAAAGCATTTTGGAGAAGTGTCGCAAATATCGAGCCGCGAACAAGGCTCTCGCCTACCGGAGGCACAAAGCCAAGCTGAAGTCGAACGTGCAGTACATGATTGCCAGCCGACTTCGACACAGGGTTTACATGGCTATCAGAAGCGCGGCCGCAAAGAAGTCTGCCAGGACGATTGAGCTTGCCGGCTGCACGGCCGACGAGCTGGTTGGATGGCTTGAGTCGCAGTTTGTCGATGAGATGAGCTGGTCGAACGCGGGCAAATGGCACATCGACCACGGCGTTCCGTGCGCGGCGTTTGACTTGGCCGACGAATCGCAGCAGCGAATCGCGTTCCACTACACAAACCTCCGGCCTTTGTGGGCCAAAGAGAACTGCGCCAAACGAGACCGACTCGTCATACAGAAGCCGGAGGGCAGGCGGTGGAGTCTCTCCGACATAGCCAGGGCGAAAGAAGCGTGTCCCGCACCGAGGACCGCATGACCGAAACCGACTACCGCCCCGAGGGCGGCCTTTCTTCCATGCACGTTGCGGGGCCGACGCAATGACCAAGGAGCCTCGAATGCCCATTGATCTCACCAGGCGATACGCCAAGTTTCGGGTAGCGCGGCGATTCATCTGCGAGCACCCGGCGGTCACGGCGGAGTTCTTTTCTGCCATGCAATTTATCCCATTTCGCGTTGATTATCTGCTTGAGCAGGACGAGCTTTTCTATACGGGATGCAGCCCCCTCTTTCCAGAGTGCCCGCCGGAATGCTACGCGAGCGAAGTGCTCGTTGTTGGCCGAAGGGAAGGCGAAGACCGCGACATCTTTCTTGCTCAGTGCTTCCGCGGGGCGATGAAAAGGATTGTCGTCGCACTGCCTGCCCGTGAGAGCGCAGACGTGAAGGAGTCGCCATGACCTTCTGTCACCTGTTCGCTTTCGTCTGCCTGTTTGCATTTGGGAATACGTTTTCGCACGGGTGGGAAGGCGAGCCGCCGGGGCAGGAATACTCGCTCAAGGCTGGCGATCGGGTGCTGTTTTGGGTTCCAGACGAAATGCCGCCGCAGTACGGCGAGGCGATTCTCATGTGGGGCTACGTCCCGGCGATTCGGCGAGACAACGGCGGCGGAACTCTGTTTTTCTGGCGGGGGCACCGTGCCGCCCGCGTGCATTGGGTAAAGGGTGAAACATGACCGAAACCGACTACCTCCGCGAAGCCTGCCGCTACGCGGCCACCCGATCCGATGACCCGAGCACCCAGAACGGCGCGGTGCTGGCGTCTGGCCGGCGGCTGATCTACGCCGCCAACAGATTCCCGGCGGGCGTCGCAGTTACGGGCGAGCGGCTCGAAAGGCCGCTCAAGTATTCGTTCATGGAGCACGCCGAGCGCGGGGTGATCTACGCCGCGGCGGCGGCCGGCGTGCCGACGGCTGGGGCGACGCTCTACTGCCCCTGGTTCGCCTGCGCCGACTGCGCGCGGGCGATCATCTGTGCCGGCATCAAGGAGGTCGTCGGGCTGTCGCTGCCGATGGACGACGAGGCGGCGAAGCGCTGGGCCGAGAGCGTCGAGAAAGGGCTTTCGATGCTGGCGGAGGCCGGCGTCGGCCAGCGGTGGCTGACGGTTGAACTAGGTGTGACAATGCTTCGCGATGGGAGGTACATCCGATGCTGATTGGGCTCTGCGGTGCCGCCGGTTCCGGTAAGGATTCGGTAGCATCTTTCCTTACAGAATACCGCAAGGTCGCCTTTGCCGATCCGCTCTATGAGTGCGTCTCGGCCATCACCGGCATCCCGGTAGAGCAGCTCAAGGATCGGGTGGTCAAGGAGTCGGTGATCCCGTGGATCGGGAAGTCGCCGAGGCAGTTGATGCAGTCTCTCGGCGGCGATTGGGGGCGCGACACGATCCACCGCGAAATGTGGGTCAGGCGGGCCTTTCAGCGAGTTGACGCAACCCTCACCAGCTTCGGCGACGATATTGTGCTTCCCGACGTTCGGCACATCAACGAGGCGTCGGAGGTTCTGTGCAGGAGCGGCCTGATCTGGAAGATCGTCAGGCCGGGGCACGTCTGCCTTGCCAGCGAGGCCGCCAAACATCCCAGCGAGGCCGGAATCCCCGACAGAATGGTGTCGAGGGTAATCCTCAACGACGGCACCCTCGATGACCTCAAGCGGAAGGTGCAGGAGGCTATAATTCGGAGATAGCCACCAGCCAAGACATCCCGCCCAAGGAGGGGCAGAATGGAATCCGACGAGCAGACCCCTTCTTCGCTGGCCGAGATGGCCTACCGCGTGGCGGAGCGATTCGGCCTGCCCGTGATCATCATGGGCGTCGTCCTCTGGTTCGCACGGGACGCCGCGGTCGTGCTCCACAGCACGGTGTTCATCCCGATCGTAAAGGGACACACCGAGTTCCTCGACAAGACGAGCAACACGCTCGAGGAAATCAGCACGACGCAGCGGCAGCAGGCAGCGACCATTCAGGAACTCGCCGCCGGCCAGCGCGAGATCCACCAGGCGGTGGTCAGGAAGACGGGCCAAGCATCGCCGCCCACGAACTAAGGGAGCGACGCCGTGCCAACATTCAGTCAGCTTCCAGGCGCACTCGACCTCGTCTTCATCAAGTCCGATGAGGTGAACGTCGCGCTGAACCTTCAGCGTAACATCACCGGCTACACGCTCACGTCGGCGATCTTCGACGCCACGCCGAACGCCATCGCCGGAGGCTTCGGCTCGCAGGCGGCGTTCGGGGCCACCGTCGTGCAGCCGACGATCGGCGTCGTCAACGCGACCACGGGCGAGCTGATCCTTGGGCTCTCCGAGGCTCAGACCGGCACGCTCTCGACTACCGGCAGCTATCGCTGGTACTTGCGCTGGGTGGCCCCCGGCGACATCACCCGCACCATCGTCTCGGGCTCCGTTACGGCGAGCGCACCATGAGCGAAATCTCTGTCGTTGTCGTCGGCTCGACAAGCATCTCAAGCACCGTCGGGAACGGCGACAGCGTCAACATCTCGGTCACCGACCAGTACCAGGGCGGCGGCAACGGCGCTGCTGCGACGGTGCAAGTCGGCACCGTCACGACGCTGGCGACCGGCGAGAACGCCACTGTCCAGAACGCGGGCACGGCCTACGCCGCCAAGCTGAACTTCGGGCTGCCGCGGGGGGCGGCCGGCGCGAGCAACACGCTCACCATCGGCACCGTGACCAGCGGCACGGCGGCGGCAGCCACGATCACCGGCAACTCGCCCAGCCAGGTGTTGAGCCTGACGCTGCCGGCCGGCGCTGCCGGCCCCGCGAACAAGCTGACCATCGGCACCGTTGCCGGCGGCACGGCGGCGGCGGCCACGATCACAGGCAACGCCCCCAGCCAAGTGTTGAGCCTGACGCTGCCCGTCGGGGCCACGGGGCCGGCAAACAGCCTATCCATCGGCACCGTGTCGGCCGGCACCGCCGCGGCGGCAACCATCACGGGCAACGCCCCCAGCCAGACGCTCTCCCTGACGCTGCCCTACGGCCAGCCGAACAGCCTTGCCATCGGCACGGTCTCGAGCGGGACGGCAGCCTCGGCGACGATCACCGGAACCTCTCCCAGCCAGACGCTCTCGCTCGTCCTGCCTGCCGGGCCGCAAGGTGCGACCGGCCCCGCGGGGCCGGCGAACAGCCTGTCGATCGGCATCGTCGCATCCGGCTCATCGCCGGCCGCGTCGATCACCGGGACCGCGCCGAATCAGGTGCTCAATCTTGTGCTGGCACGCGGCGACGCTGGCGCGGCGGGGGCGACCGGGGGTGTTGGTCCCGCGAACACGCTTGTGATCGGCGATGTCGTCGCCGGCTCGCAGGCCGGTGCCAGCATCACGGGCACCGCCCCGTCGCAGACGCTCAACCTCGTCCTGCCCGTCAGCAACATCTCCATTGGCACGGTCTCGAGCGGCACCGCGGCGAGTGCGGTCATCACCGGCTCTGCGCCAAGCCAGGTGCTCTCGCTTGTACTGCCCGCTGGGGCGCAGGGAAATGTCGGCCCCGCCAACAGCATCGCGATCGGGACGGTGAGCAGCGGGACGGCGGCGGCGGCGACCATCACTGGTGCTGCGCCGTCGCAGACCCTCTCGCTCGTGCTGCCGGCCAGCAGTCTCTCAATTGGCACCGTGAGCAGCGGCACCGCGGCCTCTGCCACGATCACCGGCTCTGCCCCCAGCCAAGTGCTTTCGCTTGTGCTGCCCAAGGGCGACAAGGGCGACACCGGGGCGGGCGGCGGCGGTTCGTTCTCGTGGGCAAGCGTACCGTCGCTCCCAAACTCGGCCGGCTCGCCGGGCGATCAGGCTTACGACGACAGCTACCACTACATCCGCGTCTCAAGCCAGTGGAAGAGAACGCCGCTATCGACGTGGGGGTCGTTCCTTCCAATCCCGCTGATGACGAGCAGTACGGCACCCAGCGGCGCGGCGTCGGCGTCGGCAATTCTGTCGAGCGGCCTTGAGGCGTGGCACGCCTTCGACAAGACGACCGTTACCACCGACGACTCGTTCTACGCCTCGCCGAACCCCGCCACGAACAGTTGGATTCAGTACGCATTTGACTCTGGAACAACCAGCCAGGTTGGAGGCTACACGATCACGAGCCGCGCGAGTTACGCTTATGGCAACTCAGCATCGGCGCAGTCGCAGGCACCGACGGCGTGGACGCTCTCTGGATCAAACGACGGCTCATCGTTCGACACGCTCGACACCCGCACGGGGCAGACATTCTCAGAAGGTCAGACCCGCACCTTCACGCTGGGCGCTAGCGCCAACTATCGCTTCTATCGCTGGACGTGGACGGCAACTCCCGCGGGCGGGCCCGTTGTGGTTCCGAAGATTCAACTGGTGGCTGCATGAGCGCAACCTTCTCCCAACTCCCCGGCACGATGAACCTCGCCCTCAAGCGGGGCGACTCCTTTGCTACCACCGTAGACTTCGACGGCGTGACGCTGGTCGGCTACACGGCGACGGCGACCGTTGCGAGCCTTGTGACGGGCACCACGGTTGCCACGATGACGACGAGCATCGTTGATCCCGCCGCGGCGAAGGTCACGATCGGCCTGACGAACGCGCAGACCGCTGGTCTGACCTCCGGCACCTACGCCTGGCGGATGGATTGGGACGCCCCCGGCGGGACGCACCGCGCGGCCCTCCAGGGCACGGTGGAGGTCATCCCGTGAGCGACATCGTCGCCGTCGCACAGCCGTCGGTCATCTCGGCGAGCGTCTCTGGCGGCTCAATCTCGGCGAGCGTGTCGGCAGCGTCGATCACGGCGTCTGCCGGCGGCGGCGCTGGTGCTCAAGGCCCGCCGGGCTCACCCGGGCCAGCGAGCAGCCTGTCGATCGGCACCGTGACCAGCGGCACCGCCGCCGCGGCAATGATCACGGGGGACGCCCCGAGCCAAGTGCTTTCGCTGGTGTTGCCTCGCGGGGCGGCTGGAGCGGCCGGCAGCCAAGGGCCGGCGGGCGCGGCCGGGCCCGCGAACGTCTTGACCATCGGCACGGTCTCGAGCGGGACGGCAGCCTCGGCGACGATCACAGGCAGCTCCCCCAGCCAGGTGCTCTCGCTCGTTCTCCAGAAGGGCGACCAGGGCAGCGTCGGCGCGCAAGGGCCGGCGGGCGCGACGGGGGCCACCGGCGCGGCCGGGCCCGCGAACGTCTTGACCATCGGCACGGTCTCGAGCGGGACGGCAGCCTCGGCGACGATCACTGGAAGCTCCCCCAGCCAGGTGCTCTCGCTCGTGCTCCAGAAGGGCGACACCGGCGCGGCCGGCACGACGGCCTTCTCTGGACTGACCGGCACGCCGACAACGCTCGCGGGATACGGGATCACCGACGCCGCGGTCTCCAGCCACACCCACGGCAACCTCACGAACGCCGGCGCGATCGGCTCGACGGCCGACCGCATCGCCGTCACGACGACGAGCGGCGTTCTCACGACCGCGGCGATCGGCTCTGGGCTGACGCTGTCCGGCGGCACGCTGACGGCCACGGGCGGCGGCGCCTCGCTCCCCGACCCCTACGAGTGCGGGACGTTCCCGTTGGTGAGCATCTCCGCGCAGCCGCAGGCCGCGAGCGTGACCGCCGGCGGCTCCGCGACGTTCTCGACGACCGCCACGGCCACGCTGCCCACGTCCACGATCTCCTACCAGTGGCAGCAGAGCACCGACGGAGGCACGACGTGGGCCAACGTCTCCGGAGCCACGTCGTCGTCGCTGACGCTGTCGAGCCTCACCACCGGAAGCAATGGCTACCGCTACCGCTGCCAGCTCGCGGCGAGCCTGTCGCTCGTGTACACGTCCTCGGCCACGCTCGCTGTGTCGTCGGGCAACCCGTTCTCGGCCATCCCGTCAGGTTGGACGGGAAGCGGCACGAGCGCGAGCCCGGTGGTTCCGAACGCGAACACGTCGCAGCAGGGGACGCTGACAGCCGGCGTCTCCGGGACGCTGCGAATCACTGGGACTGTTGCAGTGGATTCGGACGACGTGCCGGGCGTGATCCAGGTTGCAGGCGTAACGGTGAGGACATTCACCAGCGCTGGCACCGCCAACCCGCAGAGCGTGAATATCTCGCAGGCCATCACGGCGGGGCAGGTGGTAACGCTCACCGCGTGGCCCCTCGGCATCAGCAGCGGTGGCTATAGCGGATGGGGAACAAACCTCAAGTTCTGGATCGCGTGACGCATGGCCGCACCCTACACCAATCCTCCCCCGCAGCAGCCCCGCGGCACCGCGGCGGCGCTCGCCGCGAGCAATCTCGTAATCCCCGACGGCGTGATCGTCGTGGAGACGGACACGGGCAGGCTCAAGATTGGCGACGGCAGCACGGCGTGGAACTCGTTGCGCTACAGCACGATCGTAGTGGACGACGATCAGATCATCCTCGCCGCACAAATCTACGGGTGACGCATGGCAACGTATTCCAAAATCCTCCTGTCCGGCAGCACGCAGGGACGCGCGATCAAGGTGGCTGCGACAACGTCTGGCTCCGCAGGCACGACGCTCCACACCACCGGATCGTCCGCGTCGGTGCTCGATGAACTGTGGCTGTTCGCCGCGAACACCTCGTCGTCGCCAGTCGTGCTGACGATCCAGTGGGGCGGCACGACGGCCGTGGACAACGAGATCCCGCTGACGATCCCGCCGCGCTCCGGCCTCACGCTGGTCGTGCCGGGGCTCCCGATCACGGGCACCGGATCAGCGGGCAGCACGGTCGCGGCCTACGCGGCGACCGCGAACGTAATCACGATCAGCGGCTACGCGCACAGGATCACCTGATGGCAAATCCTCTGCGCCGCATGGGGGCGTCGGGCCAAGTCGCCGACTGGTTTCCACAGTCGGCGTCGATCGTGATCCCGTCGCGCGACGTGACGCCAATCCTGTCACCGCTGTCGCTGCCGGGCTTGATCTCGTGGCACGACTTTTCGTCAGCGTCGTTTCTCGCCACGGCGACGAACGGCACGGGGGCTGTGTCCAACTCGTCGCAGATCGCTTACATCGCCGACCGCAGCGGCAACGGCTGGCACGCCACGCAGTCGACAGCGAACAACCGGCCGACATGGAACAGCAGCGCAATTAACTCGCTTGGCGCGGGCAATTTCAATGGAAGCTCCAACTCACTGGCGACGACCGGCAATTACCCGTTGTCCGGTGACACGCCGTTCACTGTCGTGTGCGTCTCGACCCGCACGAGCGGCGTGCAGTGGAGCGTCAGCAACGCGGGGAACACGCAGGTAGCGTATTTCGCCGATGGGTTTGCGGGTGTCAGCTCGTTTTCTTTCAGCAGTCCGACCCTCTCCGGGCGGTTTACGCCATCGTCCGTTACGACGCCCGTAGTAACGTCCGTCACGGTCGGCGGGAGCGGTTTACAAAACTGCTACTTCCGGCGCAACGGCTCGCTGCAAGCCGTCACGTCGATAACGCAGCTGGGCTTGCGCAACTTCGACGCCACCGGGCTCGTGCTGCGGCTCGGAATAATGCAGTTGGCCTCAACCTCGTATCACTTGGGACTCTTGGGCGAGTGCGTGGTGTACGGCCGGGCGATCTCGTTGGCCGACCTGACGGCGCTCGAACGGCTGCTCGGCGCAAAGTGGGGGATCACGGTCGCATGACGCTTTCGTACTACCGCGCCGACGCCGACACCTACGAGCGAGTCCGCGCCGCGATCGACGCGGCGTGCGGCTGGCCCGACGCCGGGACGAAAACGTCGATCGAGCCGGCCGCGACGGCCCCGCGCGACGCGGCCGGGCGGGTGCTGCTGGCGGTGCAGCAGTGGCTCGCGGCCGCGGCGGCGGAGCAGCTCGCCGGGCTGGAGGAGATCACTGAGAGCGACTACCTGCCGGTGCCGCCGCCCGCGACGTGATCTACACAACCCTCGGCAGCACCTTCGGTGCGGGCTCCCCCGGCGAGACGATGCGGGGGTCGATGTAAGCCCGTGTTGTCGCGGCGCTCGCGTGCCCGAGGAGCCGCTGCGCCGAGCCCGGCC